TTCAATCTGTGTCATGGAATTGGACAAGATAAAGACTCCTGTTGGGGAGCGTACAGGAAGGGATTCATTGAGATGGGGACGAAAGGCTTCGATGTGGACTACTCCAATTATGATGGATCAGTCCCTCAGTGTGCGATAGATGCAGCATTGGCGGTTATCGACCATGCGTATGGAGGGGAGTTTAGTAAACAACGAGCTGGGTTGATGAGTTGTAATGTGCAATCTACGGTGTTGGTGTCTGATCAGTTATACCAGAAGAGAGCCGGAGTGTGTTCAGGGTCACCAATTACAGACGTGTTGAACTCACTAACGAATTGGTACCATGTGTTGTGTGCGTATCAGATTGCTCAGATGATGGTAGGTCAATCGCCTACCCTTGAGGATTACGATAGTAGTGTACGCGCTCTAACATATGGTGATGACCTGTTAGTTACGGCAAAAGAAAAGGTGTTGGACTGGTTCAATAGGAAGACGTTTGCTCTGTATGCTGGAATGTTGGGAATGACAGTTACTGGTGCGAACAAGACGGGAGAACTCATACCGTTTGAAGATTTTGATGATTTGACTTTTTTGAAGTCGCCTTTCGTGTTGAGGAAAGGGTATGTGGCGGCTCCGTTACCGCTGAAGGTCATTCATCGAGAACTGATGTGGCGTAAGAAAGTGAATTTTGGTGATAAGATGATCTTTGATCAAAAAATAGATATGGCATTGTTAATGATGGCACACCATGGTTCCGAAGCAGTTGAGTTACTGCTAAAACAGCTCGAAGAGGCGGGAGTGAAACGAGAGTTTGATTTCCCGAAGTGGGAGCGAGCAATGCGAGATAAACAGGAGTTTTATCACATTGACACTCCAGGCCGCGCCCTCGAGATGGATGCTTGTATGGTGTGGAGTAAAGAGGAGTCTATACTCAAAGTGGAAGACATCGACTGGGATAATTGGGATGATGAAGAGTAATTATTAGCTAACGCGTAATTACCTCATCGCTCATCACAGTGATGCAATAAATAATAACGATCGATATTTAACAGAGGAAACTTAGTCCTGTTAGAGTCGGCCGCAAAAAAAA